GTGCGGCTCGAATTCGCCGGGGAACATGGTCTCAAGCGCCGCAGCAACCTTCTCCCAATCCATCGGGTTGATCTTGCTGCGGGTATAGATGCGCTTCTGGGTCTCCATGACCATGCGCTCGGTATTGGCCTGCGCCTGCAGGGCTTTGATCTTATCTGCAAGTGACATTTCTTCTACTCCTTTCCAACGAAAACGGGAACAATCGGATCATGACGGATGCCGTCACGAAGCGGAACCGCCACATAAATGGGTTTGCCCAACTGGGACGCTACTTCAAACGTGATCTTTGTCCCCCTTGAGCTTCCGTTCCAGATGGCGATGCATACGCCGCATCTCTTTGCCATCTCACGATCACGTCCAGAATACATCGTATCCAGGGCGTGGTTCTGACCGTACTTCGTCATGCGCCGCATTCTCTTGTAAGCGCCATAGACTTCGGCATCCACCCCCAGCCGGTCGCATTCCCGAATAACTTCGGCGTCCACCCCCTCATCGTCGCCAACAACAATGGACAGTTTGCGGTTCTTTGCCAGCTCCACGATCTCACGAGCCACCGAAAGAAGCGTACTGTCCGCCTCACGACTGCCGGTAATCAGCAGTTTCGTGCCTTCCGGCAGGTCATTCAGGTAAACCAGCGGATCGTGGATCCGATACCAGAACGACCGCCGCTCAATCTTGTAGTACCGGAGGGATCTGTCTTGCGTAAGCATAGTGCCATCCTTTCTCTAAAAAAATCCAGAAATCAAAAAATCCACGCCGGAGGCATTTTTCGCAAGCGACGGAACACGAGCTGAGTATTTGAGCAGGGCCGCGTAAAGAGGCTCCAGGCTCAGGTGAAGCTCTGCGAACTTTCGGCGTCGAAAGATCGGAAGGCCGCCGCCTGCCATCCCGGTACGTGGATAGGGATCAGTATTTGCCAGCGATCTGTGCAGTGGGACGCACCCGCTGACAGGTTCACGGTAGATCCAAAGCCACGAGAACGTACTGTGCTGTTGGATCTGAAGGTCGAGGTGTCTAGCAAAGAGCCGGTGAAATGCTTTCAATCCGTCTTCCCGGACCGCTTCCTGAGACAAAAAAGGCCACGAGAACGTGTCGTCCTCATGGCCGTTAGTCCCCCAAATGGGCTTATTTCCGACGGAAATTCGCCGCAAATCAGGGGTTATGTGCGTGCTGTGGAGACACCCCGCACCCACACTACTGCAGTCTTCGTTCGCCGATCTTGTGGTACGCCTTACGCTCCTCATAGTTCAGCGTACCGACGAGCCGCAAACCCATCCGTTCTGCCGTGGTGACTGCCTGAGCCACCTGAGACGGTGTATTGCACCGTTTACGCAGGGCCGAGATGTAGAGGTACTGCCAGTTCTCCATCAGGGCCCTGGCGATCAGGGCGGAAGGCGTGTCGAGGTACATGTCTTTCCTCCGGGGAGCCGGCCGGAGAGCCCCCTTCTCTCCGGCCAATCCGGTCTAGCGTGCACCCGCCAGGATGCACTCCTCGACGTGCTCGACACGGGCCGCTTCGCCGATGAGCCACGCCATTTGTTTGAGCGTGAGCTCGTACTTACCGTCCAGCCAGGCGTTGGCTTTTCGTACAACGTCATAGCGGCGGTAAGTTTTCTTGCTGTTCAGCACGGCGATGGCCTTCTTGACGGCTTCCAGGGTTTCCGGTTTAAAGCCGCCGGCGAGGACCGCCTGCTTGGCTTCGAGCGCCGCCTGCTGGCCGCCCTCGACGACCTGAGCCGTCAGGTTGCGGCGCTGGGCCCACGCCTGTTTCTGGGCCTGGCGTTGCTCGAACTGCGCCAGGCTCATCGGCATGGCGGAGACGCCGTGCTCCACGGCGTATGCTTTCGCGCGCTCGCAAGCACGCTCCCAGGTCGTGACGCGGGTCACGACCGCCCCCTGAACGACAACACAAAACTGTTTCTTAGCCATTCTATGCCTCCTGTATGCGCTAGATCCCCTGTGAAGGGGTCGAAAGTTGAATTGAGCTGTTGAAGCTCACCAGAACCACGCCGGAGGCATTTTTCGGCGCAAACAGTCTCGACACTGTCTCTGGAGCGGCGCAGCGAAGACGAGGTCCGGGCGTATGCGGATCTTGGCAAATGCGGGGCCCCGTTGCTGCGCTGCATGTCCTATGGGACGAACGGGGCCCCGCCCGGCGCCGGCAGGGGGGAGGGGCAGTGGGTTTGAGCAGCATCGCCGGGCGAACGACGGCATGAAACAGAGGTGGCGGGGGTGGGGTGTTCACTTCCGATACTAAGAACGCGGTAGGCGTATCCCCCCTACATAACGAAGTCCAAAATCTCCGACTTTCGACGTCGAAAGATCACAAAAAGCCCCTTCCTGGGGCTTTTCACTTGACCGACTGGAACATTTGTGCTACAATTAGAACATAGCTGTTACATTCCTATATTTCGGTAAGGAGATGCGCATGGGTGACGTGAACATGTATTTGTTTGCGGCATTGGTCATTGGCGTCTTTGCGAGTTTAATCGTCGCCGTGCGAATGCTGCAGCCGCTGGTCCGGGCCAAAGTGGGCGAGGCCGAGTTCGACCGCCTGATGATGCGGGCCTCGATCATCGTCCACAAACTCGAACAGGTGGGCGAACGGTTGGGCTACGACGGGGCCAGAAAGAAACAGCTGGCTGTGGTCGGCTTACGGAAATTTGCAGAAGCGGTTGGCATTGAGGTGACGGATGAACTGCTGGAGGACGTGATCGAGGCGTGCGTTTACCTGATGAATACGCAGAAGCCGGTCGTCCTCAGCGCAGAGATCGGGGAGGCTGAAGGATGAACCTGGCCGGGGACTGGAGCTATCTCCAGAAGGTGGCAGCCAACCGGCTCGCCAGCAACAAAACTCCCCGGCATGTCTATCGGTACGGTGAAGAAATCGAGCTTCTTGGGGCCGCCGGAGAACTGGCGGCCCGCCGCTTCCTCGGACTTCCTGAGGACCTGCACGAGAATTTCGATCACGGCGTCGATCTGGTTTGGCACGGCATCAACATCGACGTCAAGGCGACGCACATGACGCCCAAAGTTGCTTATCGGTATCTGCAGTGGCCCCGCGAGAAGCGGGTCAAGGCGGACGTGGTCCTGTTGACCGCTGTTGATTTGCAGGCCCGCCAGGCCACCGTCCTGGGCTATGCCTACAAAGAGGACGTTCTCAACGCGCCGGTGAACGAAACTCGTGATTATCCCTGCCACGAGATCCCCGTAACGAAGCTGAGACCTGCCTGGGAGCTACAGGTTATGCGAAAGAGCTCAAACTGGACTAGAACGAGTGTTCTTTCGGAGGTATAATGAATAGAACCTTCCGGCCCGCACCAAAAATCAGTAGAATTGTTGACCGGGAGGCCGTGGATTACGTACGAAATCGCCGGGACGGGCGCTGTATGATCGGTCTGGCCCGTCCCGGCCAGTTCGGCCCCTGTTCGGCAGGGAAAGACGTCCACCACATCGACCACAGGGGAGCCGGCGGGGACGACACTCGCGAGAATATGATTACTCTCTGCCGCCGTCACCACCAGCTGGCTCACGCCGGAGCCATATCGAAGGAGGAGCTGCGTGGCATCTTATCCCAATACTATCACTATGAGTATCCTTGAACTCCTGGAGCTCACGGACCGCTACTACGACGAGCCGCCCCTGGGCCAGGGCTGGGGGAAATATAAAGACATGGAGTGCGACCAGTGCGGCTTCATCTGGGACGCCGTGAAGCCCATCGGGTCCAGGGGGCTCAAATGCCCCCGGTGCGGCCACTACGACAGGGAGTTTCTCTTTCTTCCAAAGGCCGGCGCCATGCCATCGGACGGCTGCTGGCTGCAGCCCGTTGGCTGGCAAAAGGCGAGAATTTGCCATAATTAACCAGAATTTGTCCTAAATTCACGGAATTTCTAAAAAATCGTTTTGGCGGGGCGGCAGAATGGCCGCTCTGCTTCTTTAACCACGCTACTGCAGCGGCGTGGGATCTTGAGGAGGATTTCACCATGATCTGATGACCGTACTGACTGACGGAGACCGCAAAATCCTCCCGTTGGCGCGGCGGGAGGTGCGTGGTTTCCACCTGGCAACCCGCTGGTATCTGCGGGAGTGGACGCCTCTGCCCTATCAGTATGCCTGGCACCACTTCCCGACCATCAACACCACCGTCGTGGCCGGGATCGCCACCGGCAAGACCACGATGGTGGCTGCTTCTTACCTGATCGACTGCATTACCATCCCCTACTTCCGGGCGCTCAACACCTCTGTGACCCAGATGCAGGCCGAGCTGCCGTTCAATATGGCAATGGGGTGGATTGAAGGGAACCCCAGGCTCGAACACCTGATTGAAAAGATCGACCTGCGCCCGTACCCCGTCATCCGTTTCAAAAACTATTCCGAGTGGGAGTTCAGGACGTCGGGCCTGGACGCCCGCTTCATACGCGGCTTTGAATACGACCGCATCAACTTCGACGAATGCGGCCTGGACCTCGTGGGCTACATCTCCAAAGTGCTGCGCGGCCGTTTACGCGGCTCACGTCTGGACGGTACGAAGCGTATGGCGCGGCTCGATACCACGACATCGCCCACAATGGCGGTGTGGCTCAAAGAACGCTTTGACAAAGGTTGGAAGGGGAGCGGGATGGAAGACCTGGTAAAGTACCGCTCCATGCGCCTGGCGACATGGGACAACACCATGCTGACCGAAGAGCAGATCGAGGCCATGAAGGCGGAGTACCCGCCGGAAATGATCGACGTTGAGCTCGGCGGCCACTTCCCCGACTACGGCGCCTCCCTGTTCCCGGTCGGCCATGTCAATGCCTGCGTCGATCAGTCCATGTATGACGCCGCATATATCGCTCTAAACCCCGAAGATCCTAAGGAAAAACCCAAGCCAGGCTACGAAGTGGTCGAGGACCCCCGGCACGGTATTACACGCTTCGAGCTCCCCGTACAGCCCGGCCGCACCTATGTTCTGGCCGGCGATCCAGGCTCGGAGAACTATCCGGGGCGCGGGGCTGCGGGCGTGATGGTGGCCGACGTCACCGAAAAGCCCTACAAGCTGGTGTATTTCCACTGGGTATCCGGTCGAGGTTCGATAAGCCCGTTTTTGAGTTCGTACAAGTATGCCATTGAGAAGTATTCGCCTGTCCTTAGAGGTATCGACGCAACAGGCACGCAGAAGTGGGTTGACGAGATTGCCTACACCAATCAGGGCATCCAGACGGACCGGATCAACTTCGCCGCAGACAAAGACGGTATGCTGAACAACCTGGCCTATGACATCTCCAATCACCTATGGCGGGTCCCGCCCATCAAAGGGCTAATCCGCCAGGCTGGGACGTACACGCGGGAGGATGACAAAAAAATCCCACAGGACCTGGTGATGACCTGGGCGCAGCTTTCCTTCCTGGCCCGTTCAGCCCCGTCCCCGATCACGATCAACTCACAACCGAAGAAGAACAACTACCCCAGCCGCACGGGGCGCTCGCGCATTGCTCGCAGCCGGCGCTGGTAGTTTTCGACGTCGAAAGATAGGAGGCTCATACCATGCTGGTTTACGTTGCCGGCCCTTACAGAGGCGATGTGGACAAGAATATCGCCGCAGCTCGCGAGATCGCCATCGAGCTGTGGGAGAAGGGTCACGCCGTAATCTGCCCGCACACGAACACCGCCCACTTTGAGGATGTGTGCGACGTGTCCGATGAGACATACCTCAAGGGCGATCTTGTTATTCTGGCCCGCTGCGACGCGATGGTGGTCGCCCCGAACCACCAGGAGAGCGAGGGGACGCTGATGGAGATCGCCTTTGCAAAACAGCGCAAGATCCCCATCTACTACTACCCCGATCTGCCCGAACGACACCCCACGGAAGTCAAGTTCCCGAAGCAGTCGGCCGGTTTCATGGACATCATCATGCAGATGTACCGTGTGCATCTGGACAAAAACGCCGACTACTCCCCCGCCAACGTTCTCGGTCCAGGCGAGGTAGGCCTCGCCACGCGCGTCTGGGATAAGGCCGTGCGTATTATGAACCTGAACGGTATTGAGGTCGTGGCCTCAGACGGGCGCTACTCCCCTACACTGAAGCTCTTCCTGGATTTCTGGGAGGGTGTGCAGAAGATCATCCGCCGGGCCGGCTTCCTGATCGTGGTCCCCTTCTTCCGCTTCAAAGTGGCCGAGGAACCCAAAAACGAAAGTCTGGAAGACAGCCTGTGCGACATGAGCGTGTATCTGATTATCTGGCGCCTTTTGCGGAGGGGCTTATGGGGACGTTAGTCGGTGAAGTGAAGGTCGGGCCCATCATTTACAGGATCGAAGAAGTCCCCAACCTCAACAGTGACGGGGCGATGTTCTCCGGCCTGATCCACTATCAGGACGGCCTGATCGAAATCGAAGCAGGCCTGGGTGACCAGGCCAAAGAAGTCACGCTGCTGCACGAGGTCATCCATGCTGTCCTGGATGACCGGGGGGTCAAAGAGCACGACGAAGACCTGATCGAAATCCTCGCCAGGGGGCTGCTTGGCGTGCTGAAAGACAACGGTATCTGCAAACGGTTTTATCCAGGAGGCATGAATGTTGATGGTGAGCGAGACGGAGAAGAAGGCGATTGAGATAGCGAGGCAGTTCGCCAAAGATCCTTTTCCGTTCCCGAACGGCAGCCTGCTCTTGCTGATCTCCAAACTGGCGAACCAGATCGACGAGGGTCAGAAGAAGCTCAACGACGTATATACAGACCGCAACCTGCTCGCCATGCTGGCAGTCTGCATGGCCTGGGAGCTGGGTTGGCCCGCTGGCGTCTGGCTGCACAGAGAGGAACCGGAGTGGCCAGTGTTATATATCGAGCTGCCCGCCGGACAGATCTCCTACCACGTTCCTGAACATGAAGCTGCAGTTCGGAACTGGATCGCTTACCGGCCTGGCGAAAATGTCCTCACGCGGCTGCCCCGCCAGGACAGTCCCTGGGACGGCCATTCAACCGAAATGAAGCGCGATCGGATCATTGAGTACATCAAGAGGGCTGAGCGTGATCACAATCCATTTTGTTTCAAGTGACAGCGGCGACTGGAAGGGCATGTACATCGACGGCGAGCTGGTGATCCAGGGCCGCAACATCAAGGCCGTAGACGCCCTGCGGGAGCTCGCTGAGGTCCTGGAAAGCTTCTGCCCTCTGAGGATTACGGAAGAAGAAAAAGACGAGGCGTGGTTCGAGGAACACGGCGGCTACTGCCCGCCGGAACTGGAGGAAGCATGCAGTACACCTTTCGATGTCGAAAGTGCAGCCGGCTGACGGTTGTCGAGCACGCCATCAACGCCCCTCATCCAACCGTCTGCCACCACATCGATGCAGTCAATATAAAAGAGAAGATGGGCGGCGAGAAGCAGCTTACGCCTGTGGAGCTGGGCGAGATCATCTGCGGAGGCGAGCTGGTGCGGGTGTATGACGCTCCGAGCGTGGTCTATAAGGGCAGCGGTTTCTACTCGACCGACAAGCGCCTGACGCCCGTCCATCCCGACGACTATAACCCGGATGAAGATTAATGCTGGTGCGGGGAAAGATTATTCACTGGTATGACTGTACCGTTTGTAAGCACCGCAGGCAGCTGCAGCGCCACCAGAAGGGTAAGGCCAGGATGGTTGGCTATGAGCTCTGTGAACTGACCGGCGGCTCAATCCCCCAGCCTTTCAGCGGCCATCGCTGGTGCGATGCCTACCAGAACGCCGGCTGTCCCTGCGAGCGGTGCAACGCTCCGGTAATTGAGAGAGATGGTGCATTTATCATCCAAATGGACAATACCATTGACAGGGTGGACGAAGTATGTTAAGATTAATTCAGGTGAGCAGTGAAGAGGCCGCTATCCTGGATGACATCGAAGATGTGGCCTTTGGCGAGATATACAACCTGCGCTCCGAACAGAAGGGGCCGTTCAAGCCAGTCCTGCTCTCTCCAGAAGCAGCCAATTTTATTACAGAGCTGCGCGCACACCCCATCGACAAGGTCGTTATCCACCAGTCTGAACCGACCTTGATCGAATACACAGACACAACTCCGAACGGACACCGCTGCTTGCGGAGAAAAAAGCTAAATCTATAAACCCGACTGTACAGACAGAGGGCCAATCCAGCTAAGGATTGGCCCTTTTTGTTTAACCGGAGTATTCGATGGCAATTGATTTTCCCAACTGGGCCGATCTCGGTCTCGACAAGCGCCTGTCCGGGGAGGTGCGCAACGGCTGGGATTTCCAGCTGATGGAGTGCGAGACGGTTCGCTACTACTTTAACGGTGACGTCTTCAACGAGCAGGTGCCGTCGGAGGACGGCGCTCTCGCCGACCCGGACGCACCTCTGCTCTACCCGGCGGGGCTCAACCTGGTCAAGATGCTGTGCACCGCCCAGAGCGACGCGGCCTTCGGTGAATACGAAAACCTGCCCGTGCGCTTTGCCACCCGGCAGGACGAACAGGCAACCTCCACGCACCAGGAGGCCATCAACCTGGCGCACAAGATCCTCGAAGACAGCGATGCTCAAAAAATGCTCTGGGAGCTCGAACTCGACCGCAACGTATATGGCGGCGGGGCGCTTAAGATCACACCCGTGCTGCACTCCCGCAGTCACATTCGCTGGTCCAGGGTGCCGAGGGAAAGCTTCTATCCGGTTTGGGATCCGGACGACCCGGACGAGCTCCTGGAGGTCTATACGGTGGTCGCCATGACCAGCGACCAGGCCCGTGCCAGATACGGGTTTGAGGGCCGCAGAGAGATCGTACACCGCATCGAGCACTGGACCAGGGAGAAGTACGAGAGCTACCTGGACGGCCAACCCCTGATGGAATATTCAGGCTACAACCCCTGGGGCGTTGTGCCATTTGTTTACACTCCCCGGCTGCGTTTCAACTACTGGTGGGGCGACAGCCTTGCCAGAGACATTATCCCGATCCAGAACGAACTCAACCTGCGCGTGGCGGACATCGGCGACGCCATCGCCTACAACGCTCACCCCACCCGCTGGGGCCTGAACCTGCCGCGCGACTTCAACGCCGATAACTACCCCCTGGGCGCCAACTCCATGTGGAACCTGGGCCGCCAGGTGGGCGACCTGAAACCGGAAGTGGGCATCCTGGAGGCCAGCAGCGCCGTGCAGCCCGGCGTGCTGCAGCACGTCCAGTTCCTGTATGACTGGGCGCGCACATCTTCCTTTGCGCCGCCGATTGCATTCGGCGAGGACCAGGGAGGGGGCCAGCGGTCCGGTATCACGCTGGAAATCCGGCTGTGGCCGCTCGTCAAATCCATTCTGCGCAGCCGTTCGTACCTGACCGCCAGTCTGCGGCGGGCGCTGCGCATTTCCGCCCTGATCCTGCAGCAGAAAGCCTTCAGCGACATCCCGGAACGGGCTGTCAGCTGCATTTTAGCCGAAAGCATCGTCCCGAAATATCACTCCGTCCTGCCCCGCGACCAGCGGGCCATCGTGGACGAAGTTATCAAGCTGCTTTCGACCGATCCGCCATCCATCAGTCTGGAGACGGCTCAGGACCTTCTGGGCCGGGGCGCCAGCGAAGTGTCGCGCATTGTCGCCATGCTGGCTGACGACCGGCTGTGGGGTAATCACCGCAACGCGGATGAGGACCGCCAGTTCGAGGAAGCCGAAAACGCTCTGCGTGAAGCGGTTTCGACGTCGAAAGATCAACAGGAGGATACCAGTGCCAACTCTGAGGCTGGCGTTTCCGACCGATGAGCACTACCCATTCCAGGACGATCGCGCCAGGGCGGTGGCACTAAAGATCGTCAGCGACTTTGATCCCCATATCCGCATCGCCGGTTCGGACGGAATAGACTTCTACGCTGTTTCCGCCTTCGACAAAAATCCAGATCGCATCAAAAAGGGCGGCCTCCAGTACGAAATCAACTGCTGGATGGCCGGTCAAAGAGAGTGGCGGGATGCTGCCCCCAATGCTCGTGCCTTCTTTCTTATCGGTAATCACGAGGACCGTCTGAGACGTTATCTCTGGCGGCATCCCGAACTCTTTGATCTGGATGTGCTGCGGCTGCCCAGCCTCCTGAGGATGGCCGAGCTGGACATCGTCTGGGAGAAAGAGAAGGGGGAGCGGGCCAATCAGGAGCTCGCCCTCTACAACCGCTTAACCGTCCGCCACGGGGAACAGGTCCGCAAGTATCCCGCTTATTCCGCGAAAGCCGAGCTGGAAAGCGAAATGTTCGCCATCTCGCTTCTGACCGGCCACACACACCGGGGCGGCTCTTACTACGCCCGCACCCGCACGGGTCTGGTCCAGGCGCATGAATGCTTCTGCCTCTGTGACCTGAACCCTGAATACGTCCGCAACCCCAACTGGCAGCAGGGGATCGTCCTTGCCGAAGTTTCTCCAGACCATTTAGCGGTCGAGGCCATTCCCTTCCACCGCCGCCTGGGGAAAGTCACCGCCTACTGGCGGGGAAAGGAATACACCGAGTAGGAGGCTATCTGTGCTGACGCAGAAAAAGATTGACGACATCCTGCGCAAGATACCGACCAACCAGCGGTTTACTGCGCAGCTCATATTGAGCGCCGTTGCCGAGGAGCTGAGCGCTCTCCAGCCGGCCGGTGAAGAAGCGATCGTCGAAGAGGCGGACGCCGAGAAACCGGAAGAAACGCCAAAGCGAAAGCGGCGCGCGAAATAACTTTCGACATCGAAAGATCCCGGAGGAACCATTCACATGGAAGAAAACACCGCCAAAACCCCTGAGGAGCAGGTGCGAACCCCTCCCCAGCAGGTCCCCGCGGAGCAGGCTTCGACGCAGCCTGTGGACTGGAAAGCCCGCTACGACGGGCAGGTACGCAAACTTGAGCAGCTCACACTTGCCAACCGTGAACTTCAAGCCCAACTTGACCAGAAGTCCTCGGAAATCGAGCAGCTGAAGGCTCAACTGGGCATCAAAGACACGGAGAAGCAGGTCGCTGTCGGTGAGCGCGACAAAAGGCTTCAGGAAACCCTCAAGCTGAACAGCGAGCTTCAAGCCGAACTGGATAAGCTGCGCGCCCTGAAGGCCCAGGTGGAAGTCGCTAAGGAAATCGGCCACTTCGAGATCCTGCGGCTTTCGGACAGTCTGCCGGCGGTCACGGACAAGGAAGTTCTCAAGACCGTGATGAGCGACTTCATCGGCTTCGCCGAGGAGCAGGTCAAGAGACGCGAGCAGCAGCTCATGGCGGGCATCACCGCTCCTGCCGGCGTGAATGCGGCTCCTTCTGCGCCCTCCTCGAAAAAGGGCTGGGAGGAGCACATCAACAGCCTGCCCCTGGGCAGCAAAGAGCGCCAGAAAGCACTGGACGACTACGGAGACTGGCTGTTCAAGCAACACTCCAAACAGTAAAGGTTGAAAGATGAGCGACTTAACTGCTGGTATGCTCTGGTCCGACACTCTGCCTGCCTGGCAGCGTGACTACTACAGCATGCTCCTGCTGGAGACGCTGCGGACCAAATCCATCCTTGTCCCCTACTGCACTGTAAAACGCGACTACCAGGGCGCCAAGTCGGGCGTGATCGTGTACACGGAAGTGTACGACACCGAGCCCAACTGGAACGCCGTGAACGAGCAGACCGTCTTCCTGCGCGGGGCTCACATGGACAGCCGCACTGTCCGCATTGAGCTGGAAATTCACGGCGACACGCTTAAATTCTCGGACTACTCCGAGATCGTTCAGTTCGTGAACGCTGGCAATATTCGTGGTTTAGTGCGTGATAAGGTGGGCCAGAACCAGGTGGACTACCTGGACATTCTCGCCCGCAACGCCTTCCTGCAGCAGCCCTTCAAGACCTACGCGGGCGGCAAGTCCAGCCGCACCGCCCTGACCGCCCCGGACCTTTTCGATCCAGACATCGCGGAGACCATTCGCGTACACCTGGAGGAAAACGAGTGCCCCGGCGTGGCTGCGGTTGGCGACGGCGACGGCGCCGTGATCGTGTGCACCACCACCCCGCGCGTCATCAAGGACATTCGCACCAGCCCCACCAGCAAATGGCTGGAGGTGCAGGAATACGCCGGCTCCGTGCGCAAGTTCACCTCGGAAGTGGGCTCCTGGGCGGGCATCCGCTTCGTAAAGACGAACCGCCTGCGCCTGCGCAACCACGGCAACGTGATCGCCCAGACCACTCTGGCGCTGGACGCCCCTGCCGGCTCTGGCGCTGCCCAGACGGTGGACATGGTGTACACCGTCGGCCAGCCCAATTCCCGCCGCTACATCCAGGTAGCTTCGGTTGAGGGCTTCGAGGTCGGCCAGTACATCACCATCCACAGCCAGAACGCCACCGAAGCCGGTGCTCCTCCGGTAGAAGCTGATGGCACTCAGGAGACCCGCCGCATTGTTGCCATCGACACGGTCAACAAGCAGATCCAGCTGAACAAGCCCCTGCTGAAAGACCATCTGGCCGGCGACTTCGTCACTCACGGCGTGGACATTCACGCTTCTGTGTTCCACGGCGGCCCGTCCGTGGTGTACGGCATTGGCGAAGATCCTCGCCCCATTCTGCCCGCCAAATACGATGACCTGATGATGGTCAATCGCATCGGCTGGCGCGGCTTCCTGAAATTCCAGCCCTTCCGGCCGGAGTTCTGCGAAGTGGTGGAAAGCGCCGGGTCTACGGACTAGTCATGACGACCTGGGCGCAGCTGCTGCTGGACATCCGCACTGATCTGCAGGACACCTCAAGCAACCCCAAATGGAGCGACCAGGCTCTGTATGTGTTCGCCAAAGACGCGATCCGGGACTATTCGCTTTATTTCCCCCGGCGCATCTCCCGCCACCCACTGGTCCTTTCGGGTGACGGCTACGAGCTGCCTGCGGACTTCATCAGTGCTGTAGACGTCGAGTGTCCAAAGGACCGTTTCCTGGAGGTACGCAGGACGCGCCCTGGCAACCGCTATTTCAGCACCGGACAGCCAACAATCTATTATATCTACGGGGGGCGCCTGTATCTGAACGGCGCCCCCCTTGATGGGGCCGAAGTCCTGCTGACCTACGACGCCCGCCATGTTGTCCCTGCGGCACCCGACGACGGAACAACCATCCTCACTATCCCCGAACTGGACGAAGAACTGATCCGCCTGTACGTGAAGGCCAAAGCCACTGAGCAGCTGCGAACGCAGCAGGCCAGTCTCGACCGCTTCAAGCCCGGCTCAGGCAAACGCGACGACAACCCGCTCTTTCAGGAGGCGGGGGCCGTGATGCAGGAATACAGAACGAAGATTGCCGAGCGCATGACGGGTGGGACGATCAAACTGTGGCGGCCGGGGAGGCTGCCGTGATCCACGAGGACATACTTGACTACATCGAGGCTGAGCTCAAAAAGGCGCTGATCGACAACGTCCCGGAGGACGATCCGGCGCGGGCCGGCATCGTCACCCAGGGAGACCTGCAGGGCGATCCCGATCCCGACGCCGCCAGGATCAGCGTCACGCTGCACGAAAACGACCCGGACACCATCCTGAACGTGTCCGGCACGACAGGCTTCACCGGCTCGTGGGAAGACGAGGTGGCGGAAACAGAAATCGGCGGCGCAGTGACCTGGAACCGCCGGTTTACGGTCAAGGCCCGATGTCTCTTTATCAACACCAAAGAGGATAAGGCCGGAGCTCAACGAATTGCACGCACTGTTCGCGAACGCATTGAGCGTGCTCTTCTCAACATGACTTTTATCGGTGTGGGCACGCCGGAGGAATACGTCTCGCGCTGCGTCGCAAGCGAAACACTCAAAGGCGAAATGCTTCAGGCGGGCGGCCCTCCTGACGCCTTCGACTACTTCATAAAGGTGCGGTTCGACATTCAAACAACAACTGGAGCATAGAACATGACTGCTTCTGAAAGGTCCTTCGTTGGCCTCGCCAAACAGTCTACGAAGGGCGTTCCGATTATCGACAGCGCCGCCTTCTCCTACTTCCTCTTCCAGGATGGCACGTTCGGCCCCTCGAACGTGTATCTGCCGACCGAGGATGAGATCGGCGGCGGCGCTCTGCAGAATGACGTTGACAATGTCGGCGTCATCAGCGGCGGCCAGATGACCTTCATCCCCCGCCCTGAAATGCTCGGCCACCTGCTCCTGGGTGCGCTGGGCACGGAGGTCGGAGAGCCAGAACTGGTTGGCACAAAGGCTTACAAGCACACCTTCGCTATGGGCCCGGACCAGTTTGAGGCCCCCTACTTTACCTTCCGCGCGTCCCCCGGCGGCATGTGGGGCGAGCAGTTCGCTGACTGCCGCCTGGCTGCGCTGAGCCTGAACTGGCGTGCGGCTGACCGCCTGCGGGGCGAAATGGCGATCCAGGGCGGCGAGCCCGTGCCAGACATCTCGATGGCGGACTGGGACGCGATGACGAAAGTGGATCGCGGCCCGACTTTCCTGGCCCCCAAATTCACCGTGACCTTCCCCGGCGAGAGCGAGATCAAAGTGCTCTCCGGCGCTATCGCGATGGGCATGTCCATTCCGCTGGAGGAGCAGTGGATCACCGGCTCGTACTACCCAGACGCGCAGGACATCACCCGGCGCATCATCACGGTGACGCTGGGCATCAAGGTCATCAACGGCACGCTGTACAAAAAGGCGCAGTATGACGCCGACGGCGGCAGCAGCTGGGTGGCGAACGTCCTTAAAGACGGCGGGTTCGCCCTGGAGTTCCAGACCTCCCAGCCCATTGAGGGAACTACCTGCCACTCCCTGAAGCTCGTTGCCAATGGGCAGAGCGGGAACGCTGGCAATGTGGCCTGGACCTGCACGCCCGTGCGTCTGTCCGCCGGCCGCCAGGTAACGATGGCCCTTACCGGCGTGTTCCTGGCCGATCCCACCGGCGAGAACGAGCCTGTCACAGCCGAACTGGTGAACACCCGCCAGACCAAATACTAAACCGACCATTCGACGTCGAAAGATCACTCTTTCGACGTCGAAAGAGACTTGCGGAGGCAGATATGGCTGACGAAATCAAAGAAACGGTACAGGAAATCGACTTTGGCGACTACGCCATCATCGACACCATCACGCACTACTTCGAGAAGAAACCGGAGTGGTACTGGAAGATCAAACCCGTCACCTCCGGCCTGGAGCTGGAACGCTCCAAATTCATGCTGCACAACCGGGTGATTGAGACGGTGGATGGCATCCGCCGCGAGCTCCCGCCCACCTGGCTGGAGATCGCTTACCGCGAGATCGCCCTGACTTTTGGCGGCACAAACATCACAGATCGCAGCGGCGCACTGGTCCTGCAGGATGACGCCAGGATCCCTGAGATTGAACGGTTCCTCGCCAGCGCGCCAAACGAATGGGTTATGGAAATCTGGAAGGCACTCGGAGCTGTTTATCCCAAGTGGGGGCCAGCGGACCCAAACGCCGTCTAGGCCCGGCAGAGCTGCTGGCGATGGAGGAGGCTGTCCACGCCGCTATCGAGGAATGCCGCACATCGGATAGGGTCCTCGACACACTGCTTGAGGTCACGATCACATCGCTCCTGGAAAATCGACCACTATTCCCCAACCCACTCGACGAGCCGTTGATGTACCGGCTCTACTTCCGCAAATGGGTAGAAGATAGCCTGGAGGTTGTTGGCAAGCTGCAGCGCGCCCAAAAGGATAACAGCAGCCTCCGGTCTATTCGCGAGGGGTGAGCCTCCCACCCCTCGCCCTTTTTTTAGGATAGCGTATGGACATTAAATTCGTTCTCGACGAGTTCAGACGAAACGCGGTCAGCCTCCCCACGTCCATCCAGGACATGGTAGCGGAAACCATCGCCAGAGCTTATCAGGCTGCCATCGAGAGCCTTCCCCCCAATGAACGACCAGCAGACATCATAGATTTCTACCGCAACGATCCACGCGGGAAAGAGCTTCGCCAGCGGGTGCTGAACACTCCGGTGCCCGCTTCCTTCGCGAAGATCAACTTCGAGCCTCACAAGAACATGACTATCGGCGCCGGCAGCTGGTCCGTCCCTGCGCCCGAACGCGCCGTAAGACAGCTCACCGAAGGCGTGGATCTGCTGCGCAAGGCGACTACGCTGGGCGAAGCGCAGGACATTCTGATCCGCTCCACCTTCCCCTTCATCAGCGGGTTTGTCAAAGCCAGAGCCGGGAGGGAGGGCGGCGTCGATGCGATGGAGATCCTGCAGGAGAGCGTCATCGGCGTCATGGACGCGCTCCCCGGCTACAACCCGGAAGCCGCCCGCAAAGCAGGAAGGAAGGCCGCCACCTTTGAGCACTACGCCGGCCAGAGTGGTGCGCTCGGCGGCTTCAAAAGGTTCGAGCGGAGAGAGGAAAGGGCGCGCCCGACCGGGACGTATTCCATCGAGGCCATGATGGCCGCCTCAGATGCAGACGGCATCGGTTCAGGCGATGATCTGGGCGGCCCGGACATTCGCGGCGCCGAAGATGTGGGGACGGGGGTGGACCCTGACCAGCTGTACGGGATCGGGCCGATGGTGGACCCGCGCGAAGTGAACCGCCAGCGCATGGCCCGCAGACTGCCCGATGTGATCCCCACCCCATTCTGGACCACCTCATCGGCCTCCAGCGGCACGCTGTCCCTCGGCCAGAGCGTGGACTGGGGCGGTTATGCCTTCAAGAGCGCCTTTACGCCAGAGGGAGGGGTGATCGGTTTCAGCCAGAAAAAGCCGCGGAAGGGCGGCGTTCAGGTTGCACTGACCCGCGATGATGTCATCGGCCTGGCTAGAGCCTACCCGGACGACCCGGAAAGCCGCAAGGCTTTTGCGCGCAGCGTCTTGAAAAAACAGGTCGGCGGCCAGTGGGATTACGAGGTCGCCTCTTACTGGAGTGAACACGGATCGAGCGAAGCGGGCCTGGACCAGCTTCTTCTCCCCAGAGAGGAAGTCATTCCCCAGCTCAAAATGCTCGACAAAAAATGGGCAGAGGAGAACAAGCTCTACCACAGCTACCGGGCCATTCTGAATGACCCAGGGGAGCAGGGCGAACGGGCCAGGGCTTTGAGAAAGTTCGCCAACGAGGTGCTGGAGCAGTTCGCCGGAAGCATGAGCTTTACAGGCGAAAACCCGGACTGGATGTCCTTAGAGGCGGACGCCCTGCACATGCTCAACCCGAACGACGCCGATAAGTTCGGCGAATACAAATCCCAGCTCACCAACCGCGAGTACCTGACGCTGGTCCGGGCGCAGGAGGCCGCTATCGCAGACAGCGCCTCCCGCATCGAAAAATACTACCGGGGTGCGGCGATGGGCGGTCTGCCTTACCGTGCGCAGACCGAGACCGCACAGCTGTGGGGGCCTGAAGCCGAAGACTACCTGGAATACCTGGAGAGCGAGAGGAACCCCTTCCGGGGTATGGGCATCTCGATTGAAGACTACCGGGCCCTCAGAGGAAAGTACGGAGATCTGCGGGGTGTAGGAGGGGGCACCAGCGCCACCCTGATTACCGGCTGGGAGCGCGTCGGCGAAGAGGACGTCTTTACCGACCTGGGCAGGAACAATAACACGATCTATCGCCAGGTGCGCCGGCCGGTGGTGCTCGCCGGCAGGCTGGCCGCCGCCTACAGGCTGGGCCGCTACCCGGAAAACGAGCCCCTGTCGGTCGGAAACCTCAAACACTGGCGCAAGGAAGTCAGGCTGCCCCGTAAACCGGGCAAGAGCCTGCAGAAGCCTTTAAGGCTGGAGGCTATCGACTTCCTGCCTGCAGAACGACCAGAAATCGCGCCGCTCCCCGATCAGGACCTGGTCAGCGTTCCGGCCGAAGATGTTGAGCTCGACCCGTACAACGACCCGGACGATGAGCTCCGCTACTTCGACCGCCGGCTGCCGGCAAGCGCTACCGAGGCCGCACAGCTTTTCGAGGAGGAGCAGGCGTATATCAGCGCGGTGGAGGGGTTGAAGCCGCGCAGTATGCACGACCCCAACCTGGCTTCGCACCTCAAAGGCGAATACGCAGGTATCAAGGGCTTTTTCTACAACAAAAAGACCAAACGGGGCGCTGTCCAGTGGCTCCGCAGCCGGTATCCGTATGTGGCCTCCCTACAGACCTGGGGCTGGTCGTCCGGCAACAAGGCCATCAAGGAGCTTTCGACGTCGAAAGCTGTCCGGCCGGTCGAGAGTGCACCCGCCAGACAGGATCTCTACCGGGTGGTCGATAAAAAGACCGGCCAGGTACTGGGGCGCGGCACGCGGGAAGAGATGAAAGCGATCACGATGGAGGCGTCGAAGAAAGGAATGTATGTCGGTATGACGCCCGTTGAGGGACCGCCTCCGTGGGAAGGACCCGCACAACCACAAGCCGCAGTCCAGGCGGAAGCCCCAAAAAAGGCGCGCGCCCAAACAACGACAAACCTGAGCGCCGGAGCCAACAAGTACCAAATCCTCACTAACGCCAAAGAGTTCCTGACCGGACTTCCAGGCGGCAAAAACATGAAGGTTGCGGTCGCCAGTGATCCGAACATCAATGCGCAGATCAACATTGAGACGGACACTGTGCGATTGGGTGAACGCTTCTTTAGCGATGAATACGGCCAGGACCCCGCCGGTCAGGCGTGGCACGGCGGAGACGTTGAGGAAGCCAGAAGGAAGACCCTGGCGCACGAGTGGGGCCACCGCTGGCATGTGCCAGAACTGGAGACCGCCGCCCAGGACTATCTGGACCGCATGCAGGCGGAGCGCCCGGATGAGTGGGAAGCCCTGCAGCAGCGCGTCACCAAAATCCAGAGTGATAAGAAAAACCGTCCCAGGTGGGCGGCCAGGGAGATCAGCGCCACGATCCTGGCGAGCACGATAGGGTACGAGGCGAACAACCTCCGCACGGCCTGGGGTATGTCCGACGAGGACATTAACCAGCTGCAGGGGATCGCCAGATCGTCCGAGTGGCGTCTTGCAAAAGAACGCGCCGGTGAAAAAGTGGCGCACAGCATTACACCAGAAGACCCATTCTGGGACGACCTGGAAACGCCAGAGGAGCCGCCAGGCTATTTAGTGCCCCCGCCGCCCAGCGACGAGGACTACATGCCTCCTCCGCCGCCGGACGACTTCCTGATCCCACCCGACCTTCCTCCCGCAAAGGGTGGTGGCGGCGGGAAGAAGCCGCCGAACAAACCACCGCAGGCTGCGGCCGCATCCGGTTCAGGCCGCAGGAGAAAAGGCGGCAGAAAAAAGGTGGACCCGAAAAAAGCCGCCGCCCTGAAGGAGCATTTCATCGCCGCTTCTCAGAAGCACGTGTCCGAAAAGGAACTGGAGAAGATGGCCGATATGGAGGAGCTTGCCTCAAGCGCTCCCGTGGGAACGACGCTGCAGAAGGCGGTCGAGTACACCAGCGGTTCTGCGAAATATATGGCTGGCGGCCTGCCCTTCGATGAAGGCATCGTCTTCCAGGAATACGATCCCGACGGCAGCGATGCTGAAAGCCGCGTCTACAAAGTAGGCGGCAGGTGGGACCGGGGGGCGCTGGCAGGACTGGTCCTGCGCGGCGCTCTACACGACAACATGGCGGTTGCAGCGGCCGGCAATACCTTCATCGGCCGCCCTGTGCCCGTCAGAAATGCCCAGGGCGAGATCGTTGTAGACAGACGCGGCTATCCAAAAGACTTCTACTTCGAGAAGCCGCCGCTGGTCTCCGACACGGGCGAGATCATCCGGCCGCCGGAACAGACCCTCGCCCCGGAGCACGTCCAGGCTGCTCTGTCTGGCGTGCGTACGGCATGGTCGCAGGCTTTCACCGAGGGCTCCTTACCACCAAACGCGAAAGACCTTCTGGGGACGGTTGAAAGCCGCCTCTACAGTTCGATCAACAAGTTCGTCAACAACTACGTTGGCGAACTCGAAAAGCTGGCCGGCGACAACCCGGAGATGAGGCAGGAAGCCCAGAAGATCGGCCAGCGGATACTTTCGCTGTCGAAAGATCTGATGTCTGGCCCAATGCGGGCGCTTGAAGGCCAGCTTCGCGCTGACGGGTTCCGCACAGAGGGCTGGCGAGACCTCGCCCGCAATCGGATCAAGCTGCGCGGCGACGACCTCGATATGATGTACGCAAACAACCCGCTATTCGCCTCGATGGTGGATCAGGCGGGTGGCCTGGCGGCCGTGAAAGGCGGCCCGCCGACCCAGTTTACGGTTGGCGGCCAGGCTTATGAGGTTGGTGAGTTCACGCCTCGCAGCAGCGGAGGCAGGAACATTCCGTTCGGACACGACCGGGATTTCATCGACGGCAACATCTGGGGGGCTAGCAAGTTCGGCAAATTCCTCTACGGTGCGTACATCGGTAAGCGCCTGTGGGGGATGACTGTTGGACCCGCCATCACCGAAGCCGGATGGTTTGCCCAGCAGCAGGGCATTTATGCGCCAACCGCCGCAGCCGTTGCCGGGAGTGCCGGACTGGACTTCAACCTGATGCGCTCTGTCAGCGGCGCGGACATCCGTCTGGATGCTGCGCGCAAATACTTCGGCCAGGGCGCTTATGAACAGTTCGGCGGGTTCCTCGATCTGGGATACATGGTGTCCGGCGGCAGCACCAGCATTGCACGCGGCGCTGCCGGCATCAAGCTGGGCGCCGGTATTGCTGCTACGAGCTACCTCGCGCCTACCCTACTGGGCGCAATACTACCCCAGGCTGCAGGGCTGACTTCGGCTGCGGCCGCCTTAGGTCCGATTGGCATGGCGCTCGGCTTGACCATGATGGCCGGCACCGTTGGGATGGAGCTGTGGAACATGGCCCATCCTGACAGCGAGCCGGTCACGTTTGGTAATTGGTTCCAGCGGAAGGTGTCCGACGCTCTTCTGTACAAAGGACGCAAACTGGCGGCTACAAAGTACGGCAGGTGGGAGCGGAAAGACCAGAGCGCCGTACCTGTGAACATCGACGATGATCTGGCGCTGGCGCAGCTTTCCGAGGAGGAACGCAATTACGTTTTGAGCCGGGGCATCACCAGGTCCGAAAAGATAGCGCAGGATGCCACCTCTGCAATCCGCAGACATACAGGTGAGGACACACCCGGCATTCAGGCTGTACTCCGCAGCTTCTCCCGGACGATGGCGCTCGGCCAGAACATGAGCGTGATCGAAGGCTTCGGTCGCTCTGCAGCGGCGGGCGGCTATACCTCTTCGGAATACCTCTCGCTCCTGAACACGATGGGCGGCCAGCTCGGTCTGGTGCCGTCTTCGCAAGCCTACCAGAACCTGCTGGGGTGGCTCGCTGCCGGTCCGTCCCAGGCGGCCATCGACGCCAAGATGATCTGGGCCGGGCAGGTGGCCCGCTATGGCGGCATGCTCAGTCCGTACTACACCGATCCGCTGGCGGCAAACGCCCTGGTGAGGCGCTACGACATTCTCACCCAGGGACAGGCGCAAGCCGTCCAGGGCTTCCTGTCCACCCTGGACCAGTTCGGTTTCGACCCCTCAACGGTAGTGGGGACCCGCCGCCAGGCGCGTGGACGCGGCTATGAAGAAGTACCCGTCACCCTGGATGAACTTGCGACAGCACTGAGCAAAGAGGTCGGCCCCTACCGTTCGCTGCTCGGCACCAGCCTGATGCAGTCCCTGATGCCCTTCGGCATGAACCCGGTAGAGGCCATGTGGGCGGTGCGAACTTTCGACGTCGAAACAGACGCACAGAGGTCCGCCGCCCTCAAGTGGCTGCAGATCGCCGAACAGACCGGCTACACCGACCCGAACACAGCACGGGCCATGATGGCCTACTCCACGTCCATGTCGCCTCTGCAGGCCAGCACGCTGGCCGGCGTGGTACAGCGCATGGCCGTCGGTGGGATAGCGCCTTCCGTTGCCGGCGGGCTCGTTGCCGGTCTGGGTCTCACCGATCTTGAGGCCGAACGGCTGGCTCAAATGGCCGGCGGCGATCTCAAAGCGTGGTCGTACCAGTCCTATCAGACCGGCAATCTCTTCGGCCGGTTTTACGATATGGCTGGCCGGCCCATCTACCAGTCCAGCGGAGCGGACTTCTGGGGGATGCTCAAGAGCCACGCCGCCCGGCAGACCATCCAGGTCCCCGGAGGCGGGGGCTTTGCCTACCAGAACATGGACCTGTTCCGCCAGCTGTTCCAGTACATGATGCCGGTCCAGACTGGCATTATGACGGACAAGCAGGCGTTTACCGCCTGGCTGGGGCTCGAAAACGATCCCCAGATGGGGAGTGCGTTCTGGGAAAGCACGACCGCCGCTGCCCGGCTGCACAACCAGCGCATGCTGGGGTTCCAGATGGCGAGCATTGGCGTGTCCATGCGCGGCATCCAGCTCCAGGAAAATTACTTGTGGGGCGCGGACGCCGGAGGCGCCTGGGATCAGCCCGCTCCGGGATCGGTCTGGTACATCCAGGACCAGATGCGGCGGCTCCAGCACAAGTCTCAAATGGCGAGCTTCGCCATGCAGAGGGAGCGCCTGGAGCTTTCACGGCAGCAGGCCATCGAGCAGGAACAGATCAGTAGAGAGCGGCTGGACATCTCCTCCAATTACCAGCGGTGGACGCTTGGGTTCGACTATGCCGGCCGCCTTCTGCAGAGGCAGTGGATGCGCGAGGACTGGGCCTACCAGGACCAGATGCGCAGCCTGCAGAACGCCTGGAGCCTGGAGGACATCAACGAGGCCATTCGCCTCTCCTCCGGCCGGGAACGCAAGCAGCTTATCAAGCAGCGTGAGCGCATGCTCCTGACCCAGAACCTGGAGGGCGAGCAGATCGAAACCTCTCGCGACCGCCAGGAACAGCTCTGGGCACGGGAGGATGAGCGCCACCAAAAACAGGTCGAGTACACGGAGAGCCTGATCGCTCTGGATGAGCGCCAGTTTGAGCTCTCTCGCGGGCAGCGTGAAAAGCTGTACGAGATGGATAAAGAGGCGCTGGAGCGCAGCATTGAAGAGTACCAGCGCCAGAAGGCGCTCCAGGACCAGCTGACCAAGCTGGAGCGAGAACACCAGATGCAGCAGATCGAGCTCCAGAAACAGTCACTCGCCATCCAGGCCGCCGCGGCCGCCGAACAGGCCAAATTCCAGGAGAGCATGACGAAGGTCACGGAGCTCTGGGAAATCGCCAGCGGGACCTTCACCACGATGGTGCAGAACGACCCCTCGACGATCCTGCTCGCCCTATCCCAGTTCACCGATAAGCTGAGCGATATGAACACGTCCAAACCCATCGCAGTCACCGGGCTGATTGCTTCCCTGAGCACCATGAAGACCGGCGGGCTCAAGGCGCTGGAGGGCTTGATCGAAGACATCAACCTGGTCAGCCCGTTCAAGATCAAACTGATTAGGGACCTACTCGATGACATCGGTTTATAACTTCGTCAAGCTCAATGACCGTTGTTATAAAACCCTGAGCAAGTGGACGCCTAAGCACAACAAACCCTCGACCGTTCGCCTTCTCCTCAACGGGAAGCTGGACGCCACCTACGGCTCTGGCGGACTGTGGAGCTGGGAAGGCGAACTCAAGGTCGCCGTTACGCCTCCTGGGAGCCCGCCGGCTCCCGGAGAGGCGTGGGGGACGGTGGAAGACGCCCGTGCGGTGCTGCAGAACAGAGGCATCATCCTGTTCCGCGACCATTACGGGGATCTGTATGACGTCCACATCCAGGATTACGAGGAACGCAGCATCCATCCAGATTGGTCCGCTGCTTCCAACACCATCTACTTCAAAGTACGGCTGGTTGGCGTACCTCATTAGGTGACGATATGCGCGTAATACCACAGGACACGATGGACGCCATCACCTACGACCGCGAGATCAGCGGCCGCCTGATCGCGCGCGACGTCCGGCTGCGCTTTACAGAGATACCGTATGCGGCCTTCGATCACGAGATCGCACTCAACCTCAACAGCTATGACGCCGACACGTACAACAACGGCATCCTGCGGGTGGTGAATGCGGGCAGCACGCTCAAATACTGCTACGTGACCGACCCTGCCAGCCCGCCCGTCTGGAAGAGCAGCGGCATCGCTCTAAAGGCGAACTCGAAGCCCGGCGTCCACAAAAACCGCATCTTCTACCAGGCGTCCAACGGCAGTGTGTACTACACCGATTTCAACGGCACCAGCCTCGGAACGCCGGTAAACCTCAACCTGACGGAATGGCACTCCAGTTATGTGGCCGCCATCGCCCCGGTCGCCCCGGATTTCATCTATATGTTCTTCAAGTACGCCAACGGCACTGCAGAGATTGTCTTCTTCGATCTGCAGGACCGGGAAATTCGAGCGTGGCACGGCATGGTCTGGGACGCTCCCGAAATCGCCCGATCTTTCGACGCCGAAAGATTGGACGGCAGGGACTATGTTTTCTTCACCGACAGGGAGGGGAAGCGCACCCAGCAGGTGAGCTGCACCAAAATCCGTGAAACGGGCTACACCTTCTGGATGGCCGACGCCAGGCAGGTCGTCCCGCTGGACATCGTGGACGACACTTCGTTCTTCCAGGTCTCCGCCGTCACGATGATAAACGGCCGCATGATGCTGACCGGCGTACTGAGCCGCACGGGAGCCGGCCGGATGCACATCTATTCCTTCGGTCCAGATCACTACACAATGGGCCGGGATATGTACATCGGAGAAAAGGGGACCAACGAGTTCATCGAGCATGTGGTCGTCGGCGGTCTGGATGAGGATGTCACCTTCCCGTTCGTGAACGGCTACAAGATGCACATGCTGGGCAGCCAGCTCGTTTATCTTGGTCCAGGCGTGTGCTATACCGCTCCCGCCACAATGCTGGTCGGCTATGACAACCCTGCCCTCAAGACCGTCTACGAGGGCGTGTACAGCATCCGGCTGGACTGTGACAGCAATGCCTCCAGCCGCCTGGTGGCGGACCTGAGCACGCAGCAGCGAGGGATTGAGCCGGGCATGCAGGTCACACTGGAAGCCTCGATCAACGGTAAAACCAGCCAGATGGGCGTGTTCGACGTCGATGGTGTAGTGTACGGCCAGGAAGAAAACGGCCAGGTCCAGCACGTCGTTGCTCGCGGGGCCGCCACCAAGCGCATGACCCAGTGGGCGGCTGATGCGGACTACGACTACTGGTCGCAGGGCAAGCAGAGCTGCGACCCCAGCACGCTGACCGAGCTCGTGCGCGTAAGCGGCCACTTCAAGGACGGAAGCCCACTCACGCCGAGCCAGATGAACGACCCCTGCCTGCTGTACACCACCGTTCGGGCCTCCAGAGGCCAGCATGTGCGCGGCCTGTTCAACTGGACAGAAGCGGGCGACTGCAAACCTTCCTTTGGCTTCATCCTCAACTACCACCGCAAGCCAAAGGCCTCGAACCAGAAAGAGATGGGCGACAACGGTATCGGGGTACTCTACAGCCGTGAAGCGTCCGGCTTTCGCATCTACTACGTCGAAGACAGCGTGTGGACCTGGTCGAGCCAGAGAGCCTATTTCGTCCCGGAGGCCAGCACCCCCTACTGGATCGCCTTTGATTATCACAACGGCCTGCTGAGCGGCTACTACCGCAAAACCACGGAGACCGCTTGGAAGTCGATGGGCGGATATGCGACGCAGCTGAACGATAGAGGGAAGAAGGACCTGGGGCGCACGGCGCTCTACCTGGAAAACGTGACGCCGCACTCCACCTGCTACGGCTTCACATCCAGCAGCGACGTCATCCCGGTCTACGATCCCACACAGTTCAAGGCCGGCGACATCGTGCAGGTAGACGACGAGCTGATCGAAATCGAGGGGACGATCCCGACGCCAGACCACCCCATTTTCGGCACCTGGATCGTGATAAACGGCGAGGAGTACGAAGGCGCGCCGCACCCGAATGAGTATTATAAGGGCCCCTTTGAGGGGTATCCCATCTGGTGCGACTACATGACCAGCCAGCCGTACCACCACGATGCGCTTGACGGGCTCTCCCTGGTTGTCACCGGCGGCCCTGGGGCGGGCACGTCCTTCAAGATCGTTGACTTCGACTATCACGCGCCGAACAAGTGGGTATCCACCATCCAGAACCCGCGTGACGGTGAGCGGTGGACAGACACCATTGGCGACATCCGCTACGGTTACTGGATGGAGAGCCGGGCCTGCCGCTTCTTCGTGGACCGCAGCCCTTCGGGGATCATCGGTCCAGGCTCCAGAGTAATGGTCGTCTCATCCCTCAAGGTGAAGACGCGCGGCTACAACAACACCACCGCCACATCGCACAGCGGCACGGACATGGTCGCTTCGGTCTACACGGAGCCGATGGTGTCCTGCGAGCAATATGAACACTTCACGATTGACGAGGACATCAGCTTCGAGGACCTTGCCACCGAGATTGCCCGCAAGGCCGGCGTCTTATACGTAAGAGCCGAGAAGCTGATGGAGGGCGATTACGTCATCACTCACTCCGGCTGGAAGCTGAACAGCGACATCCAGAACGCCCACCAGCGCGGCTCCACTGTCATCCGCTTCAAGATCAAGAGCGGCGCCGAGGCTGGGATCGCCTTCCGCCATTCGACGATCAAGACGCTGGGCACGTTCTGGTCCACGCTCCTCTTCACCAGCACGCACATTAAATACGGGAACTTTCACTTCTCGATCCCCGACGGCACAGCGCCGACTATTCTGGAGGAGGTCCCGCACCACACCTACTCCATTTACAAAGACTGGATCACCGTCTCGATCTACAAACAGTATGTGTCCATCTGGCACGAAAACCGCCACATCTGGACGTTCGTCGATCCCAACCTGGCAGGCGGCGGTGTCAAGGTGGCGTTCGTCTCGAATGGACCGGCGACCTTCGAGGTGGACTGGCCGGAACTGGATATGCGGGTGGACAACTTCATCCTGGACAGCGGGAAGAATGCCATCCAGCTGCTGGACCGCCTGATCGGCGAGAAGCACATCTACTACCAGGACGACCAGTACGGCGGCCTGCGATTGTACCGCAACCGCACCCTTATCAACGAGAACAGCCCCTGCGAGATGATCGCCGCATGCGGCGATACCTTCGAGGACACCACCATCGCCACGCGCATGCGCCTGGAGGGCGCCGAGGTTGTTGAGGTGATCGACTTCGACGCCATGCAGCGGTACGGAAACATCTTCCGGGTGGAAAACTCCTCCGAGCTGGAGGAGCTGCACGACTTCGTGAGAGAGGCCGAATACCGGCTGCAGGAAGGGCTGCTCAACTCCAGACGCCTCACCCTGACCGGCCCGGCCAACCCTCTGGTGGAGCCCGGCGACATCCTCAGGGTGAAGCTGCCAGACGGCACGAAAGATGTGATCGTGGACCGCGTTGGCTACGACATGAAGATCGACCAGGAAGGGGCGGTGTTCGACATGGAGATAGACGCCAGAGATGCCAGCTTCACTTAGACTACACCGAACGATCAAAAAGGAAATAGAACGGTCGCAAGAGGAGTTCCCGGCCACTGGCGTGGTTTATGCCGTTAACGGGAATACGGCCGACATCAGGGTGGGGCACTCCCCCACCCTGATGCGAAATGTCAGGATCATCGGCAACCCGGAGACGCTGATGATCGGCCAGGAAGTCCTCCTGCACTGGACCGAGCAGGAAGGCTCTTACGGCCCCGTCCCGGTGATCTTTATCACCGGCGACGTCAGCGGCGACGTCAGCACGGTTGCGGCCGGACGGCCTCCGGTTGACAACCGCACCATCATCTACGGCCCCTACGGCCTGTCTGTGAAAGCAGCCGGCATTGGACTGCAGCACCTTAACTTCATCCCGGCGCTCGAAGGCCACACGCACCTGGACAGCCTGGAGCGAAACGGCTGGACGGTCAAAGATGGCGCCATTTTTAAGGGCAACACATATATACATTCGGACGGCCAGATCTCCCTGGGGTTCGACCCGGAAATCCTGAAGCTCGACAGTGCCCACCCGGAATACCGGCTGTGGGCTGGAGCGGTCGCCCCAGCCGAGGCCAAGTTTTCGGTGTCGAAAGATGGCGCCATTCATGCTAGTTTAGGTGATATCGGCGGCTGGAGCATCGGTGACGACGAAATTGTTGCCGATGGCGGCGCAGTGGGGATGCGTTCGAGGGCACCCATCGACGGTTCCCCGGAGTGGCGTTTCTGGGCCGGAGGCCCGGACCCCGCCACTGCACCTTTTCGCGTCAATTCGCAAGGCGACGTGTGGATGGACCGGGGGCACGTTGCCGTTACCCTGCAGAGCACCAACTACCAGCCGGGCTTTTCGGGCTGGTTCTTAGATCCACAGGGGTTTGCAGAGTTCGGCGACGTGCGTGTTCGTGGCGCGATCCGGTCGGCTGTGCTCGAATACAACAGCGTCACGGCCACGGCCGGTACGCTGGGCGTTTTTAAG